CCCAACACACACCTAAGTGTGGACTATTGCTGTGCTCCGCAGTATCGCCAGTACTGTATTACGCACTACGGTCGAGGCCAATCACAGCGTCACGCAGGTCTCACCTGACTTCCAGGTAAGCCGCCGCGTAACCACTATGATCAGCCCCAGGTGGAATCAAGCGAGATAGGCGACTCATGTCATGATCTCGAATCGCCTCTTCAGCCATGAGTTGCGTTTGAATAGATATACCATACATATTCTCAAACAACTCACGTGATGCCAAAGAGGGAGAGAAAGCCTTCTCACCTGACTCGGGCGGCTCATCATGACCATAATTTTCATCATGGTGTCTGACGATCACCCCTTCGGTCAAGTCGACTGCGGTCAGCGCTAATTGACCCAGGACAGGACACTGACCCATTTCGTAGAACAGGCTCAGTGCTTTTGACCGGAGCAACTCATCCATAATTTGGTTCCCTCCATGGATGAAAGACGAGGTCCATCCGAATGATGCAAACACACGCCTTGGGTCTTTCATGACGATGTTGTCTTCGGAAAATGTGTTGCCGCAGAAATGGCCGACACATGGACTGGTGAGCTCCTTCAATTTAACAACAAATCTGAAAGGAGCAAAATCAGACTTGTCTAAGGACTGTTCACAAGCAAACAGGCCGTCATCTCCCTCCACATACCCGAAGCCATGCATCCCTTTCTCATGACAGATAAAGAGAAACACCATTAGATTATTGAAACCGTTCGCAAGAGAGGTCCACATGTCGCCACTCATGCGTCGTCCCATAACCATAGCCTTAACCCAACGTGCATTAAGCTGATTCCGACCCACCGTCGTGTTACATATCGCACGACGAGCATCTTCGAAATTAGCCAGCATGTAGTGAAAAAGCTGTACTTCAGAGCAGAGTTGAATCTCAACCTGTTGCAGCGCTTCCCAAGAGCTGTAGTCGTTCTCGTAATAGTGATACCCGGACCTTATCATTCCCCTTATTAGGGACGGTCTCTCGGGAACCGGCACATGCTTGATAAATGCATGTATCTTCGAATACACGACATTTTCGATCGACTTTATATAACGACCAGAAAAAGCCTTGAACCGATCATGTCGTGAATTTATCCACCGCGCTTCCTTATACTCCTCGTAGTGCTCAAGCTTGATGAACGAATCAACAAGCGAGCACACTCTCACAGGAGGAACGGAATAGGCATCCTTCTCCGCAGCGCTCCGCAACTGCCGCTTTCGATTATCAGAGTAGTTAGTTTGTCCCAACCACTCTTCAAATGTGAGCAACTCGTGCGAAGACAACGGAGTGAGATTAACGCCGAGCCAACTTTTAACAAAATCCCGGAACTTAAGCATGACATTTTTGTCAGGTTTCTCAAGATCCCGGAATAATCTTTTCGCAAGCCCGCGACGAACAACTTCTGGGTGGTTCCGGCAAATGCTAATAGGTGCGTATCCGGGAATTGCCCCGAAATTAAGCCGCCTATAATTAGGACTGCGCTGTGACAGACCATCACCGCGCAAGCGTATGCCAGTAGGCTTTCCACCACAAAGAACCCCTGATCCAGGGTCCGGTAAACCCACATCCCACGGGTAGTATCCAACAGCGTAGACTTTCTTGTCCACCCCGTACACTCCCGCTGGTACCCTCTTGAGACGTCGCCGGACGAGGGAGCTGGGGAAAACTCGTCCTGGTCCGGCCACGACGTGTTTAACGACACGCCGCGGGAACAAACTGGCAGCATAAGTTCACTGCCATCTATCGCATCGGCAACCACATCCGCAGGAATGGGCAGGGAAGGTTGCCGCAGGAGGTAACTCCGGGCATTAGCGGCCATCATGTCCGGGGGCGAATTTATAGACACTTGGCATAGGGCATCTGACAATTGCGAAGGCACATAAGTGATAGTGCTATTCATCGTGCACTTCTCGCACACGAATCGTACAACACCACACAAGCGCCGAACAATATTCATAACTCCCGACACCGGGTGAAATTCTGTAGCGCAAATGTAAGGGTAAGCCTTAGCGGCCATGACCTCCCACCAACGCACTGGGGTAATGTGAGTGACAAGAACAGAGCATAATGCCATTGACGTTGGCAACATCTCACTTTTCCTATCTGACACACGACGACAATCAATTAGTGGCGAAGCCTTACCATCACACTTCTGATCGATGGGCCTCTGCCGGGAGGCGTAGAATTGCCAAAATTGTGTAAAACACTCTAAAGGCAATGCATTAGGAAAACGCCTCCTAATTCCAGCTGAGACCTCGGCGGGAGTCAAAATCTTACCGAGGAGCAACAGAGACTCCCCCCGCGACACCCTCACGCTTGGGACTTCTGCCGGGGCTCCGACCTCTAACGGGTCAGTGGAAGTGCACACCTCCTGACAAACGTTATCACTTTCCACTTTAGAATTCACACAGGACGAACTCTCAGTGGTATGTGGTTGATCTATCAAGATTGTCTGCACCCGCCCTTGGCACACGGGCTGAGCACACTCGTATGCCTCACAGTCTTCCTGAGCTAGGGTGGAAACACTAACTGTGCGAGCAGCCCACTTCGCTTCCAAGGCGGCAGCGCGCTTCGCCTTATGGCTACGCTTTTTCTGCCTCCCTGAGCTACTGGAGCTCGAACAGCTACTACTCCTAGAGCCACGGCTATGCGGGCCGGGGTTCGTCTCCACCCCAGCCTTCACAAGTTGGCTCTCTCCATCGACGACGAGGGCATCAAGTAACTTGTTCCTCCTCGCTTGCTGCTTGGGGTTATTGGTCCCAGTTTTGATCCTAGTCCTCATGGCCAGTTCCTGCCGAATTTCGACAGACAGGTTTTTCCTGGTCTTCAGACCCCTCTCACGAAACCGGCGATCCTTACCTCGCTTCTCCTTTCGTCGGTCCCGATCGTGATGCTTGCACTTGGTGACACGCTGAAGATCTTTATCAATCTTACAGCTATCCCAACGCGTGCAGCAGCCCTCTGGCTCCTCACACGAAGTTGTATGACCGGACTCCGCCGGGTAGACCGTTTGGACGTCATTCTCCCCAAGTTTCTTAGCACTTGGAACTGAAGGGTTTATTTCTTTATCCATGCAGAATGAACATTGAAATTATTGTTATTTTTAGATTTATTGCATTAATTGGCCTTTAGCCACAGGGGTGGGCCCACCGTAAGGCTGCTGAGAGTCCATCACCCACTATCACGTGCTCATAGCCACGCAGAGTAAATCCACTGTTGAGCAATCTTTCCTTGTGACCGGTAATACGGCGACTGTTTCAACAATGGCACTCCGAGCCTGAAAAGACGTGAATCGCGAGTGACTTCACAAACCCAGCGGGGTTCCCTGTTGCACCCATGGGGGCTGCACTTGGGGTTTTCCCAAATGCTCCCTCAAGAACTAAAATCTAACGCGTCCTTCCCCACGACACAGCGGTCAAATTGGATCAGACCGGTAGCTGTGCCCATGGTCACATCGATCAACACGTTACGACAAGGCTGAAATGTGTAGAACTGGAGATCGTAAGTGGCCCCCACGAAAGTATCATCAGGGACCACAGGCGTGCCATTTGCAGTTATCGAAACGGTCTCACCATGCTCCAGCCGGAGTATGGCGGTAAAGGTTGTCGCACAAGAGACATTAAACGAGCTCGTAAACTCACCAACCGCCCCATTTCGCCTCAAGGATATATATCCTTTGCGCATGACTTCAATCCCATCGGTGGGATCGTAAGACACTAAGGACGTGGCAGGCTTCGTCTGCATCTTGGGAGCTTCAAGTCTGATCACATAACGAGTGCGAAACTGACCGACAGTTGTTGCCGACCCACTCACATTGGAAGTTCCATAATAGAAATTCCCAGGAAAGTAGAGAGGCATGGAGCCGGGATCCTTCGACTCACTCGAATTAATGATCAAACCCTTTCCGCCCTGGTTCATCTTATCGACGGGTACATCGAAAGAATACGGCTGACTGACAGAGATAGCCCCGTGGAGGTCTAACCCCTCACAGAGCTGAGCAGTGCCCACCGCCGAAGCGGCGTCAATGCTCATGTCCTTATGAAAGCCATACCAGAGCGTCCCATTATTAGCTGTGCCCGCACACGGGACATAGTTAAACTGCAACTTCAACACCGTATAGTTACTGAAGGTCTGTGCTTTGGAATAAAGCTTAGGCCACAGATCTGTAGCGTCAGGTGAGACCGAAATACTCTCGATCGACCCAACGTCAGTCCCATCCAACGGTATTGTAAGGCTCGTGAGCTCATCGTCAATGACGACCTGCATGCCACCAGCAGAGTTCATTGTAACATTTCGCCTACTTGGCTGATTCACAATTGACATAGTGTTAGTGGTCCTAGATCCATTGCCGTTCCGACGAGCTGCTTGTTTAGGGATTCCGAACATCCCTGGGAAAAGCACCCTCTTCCCTCTGCGTCTCCGGCGCCTCGAGATCGCGCCCACGCCC